GGTTCTTTATTTCCTAACTCTTTACCTTTAGGAACATCATAACCATATAAAAATTCTGGTAAACTATTGTTAGGGTTTCCTGCATACTTTTGTGCAAGGGCGCGATCACCTTTAAATCTTCCAGGAAAAACTTCTAATAGCCTGTCAGCAGTGTAGTTGAAGTTTTCTTCAACTACTTTCCATCTAGTTTCGCCACCGGCAATACCTAATAAGGATGCAATAGCATTGGGGTTTGTTAAACCAAATTTAGCACAGGCAGCTTTGATTGCAGCAATACCTGCTTGACTTGCTGGATTATTAATGTCTTTGGCATACTCAGGAGAGCATGTTCCAGGAACAATTTCTGGCTGGTTAACTGGAGCTTGTTGTTCAGCTGCGGGGTTAGGCGGAACTGCTCCGGAAGCTACTCTTTGAGAGCTAGTCGTATTAGCAAGAGTAACATCAGTAGCAGCAGGTGCAAATTGTGGGGGGTTTAGATTTTCATGTTGAGGCCAAGGTTCGTGTGTAGGCACACGTTGCATAATACTCTTAATATCTTCAGATTTATAAAATTGACTATTTGCCCAACCTGCACTAGATTTTCGATTAGGCAAAGAAAATATTTGCAGAAATGGCGGAGCTTCAGCAGAATCGGCAGCTTCGGGTGCTGCCGCAGAAGGACCGTTCCAGTGAATTACTGACCCGGACCCAATAATGTTTCCGCTAGCGCCAAGATTTAGTGTAGCGGCTGTTCCTATATTAACGTTTCCTTCGCCGCCAATATCGATTCCTGCGCCAGCTGTTAGTTTAATCCCGTTAGATACAGAAAGATTATATTCGTTCCCTACAGAGAATTTTACTGTTTCTCCAACAATGTCATCACGAGAACCTCGAACTGAGATCTTTTGATCTCCGTCAACGATCAAATAATTATAACCTCCAATATTAGTCTCTATATTCTTACCTGATCGAACGTGGATGTTTCTTCCTGCTTCAAAATTAATATCTCTATCTGCCTTAAAATTAAAATCTTGTTCACTATGAATACTAACGCTATCTTGTGCATAGATATCAATTTTGCCATTACTGGTCATTTCAATCCACGCAGTGCCTTTACTGTTAGCAATGTAAATTAAATCATGACTATTATGCATTAAGATTTGATGACCGGTTCTAGTACGAAGTCTCACTAATTCGTTTTGTCCATTTACATCTCCGTCGTCCATTACAAATGTACTACCGCCTAACCTGCTCACAGGCGCTTGAACATTGCCTTCGTAGCCTAACTTGCCCCGTTTTGCACCAGAGCTAGCATCAAGCGGTCCAGGCGTACTAATGCCAAATACACCGCTAGGTATTTCTCTACGAGCACTACTAGAAGTAACACCACGAATAGTGTCTAGCAACAGCCCTTGCTGAACTAATCTATCTGCAAATGGATGTACAGGTTTGGCGAACCGTTCAACATTTGGATTTTCTAATTTCTTAGAACTTTTATGAAATTCAGCAACCGGTAGATAATCTGTTCCGTATTTTCTACGTTGTTCTTCAGTAACTGCAACTTGTTTGCTAGCGGCGATCCCAGGAATCATATGATTCTGAAATGCATCAAGCACACATCCCATCCAAAATCCCTGATTAGGATCGCCGTCGATAAAAATAACCATAACCGTAGTACCAATATCGGGCGGTACTGCCCAAAAGCCATAACTCTTTTGTACATCATTAAAGTCGCTACTGTTAGTTCCTTCATGACGTATAGAAGTGTTGCCGGCAAACGGACTTAGATATCGAACTACGTAAGTCTCTCCTTGAATTTTTGTAGACCCTGGTATACCTTTAATTAGAGCGACCTCTAAGCCGCCCATATAAGTCGGATCTAGGTGATTGGTTACTTCTGCAAGAAATGGTCCTGAAGAAGGAAGCGGTGCACGATTTCTCGTTTCAAATGCCATAATTTATGATCCTGATGAGGTTGCAGGCAAGCCCAATCTTGCCCTAATTATAGGGTCGTCGCCTGTATAAGGAGGTGCGTTAGGGTCGCCTAAGTTGTTTACTAATTTATCCAACGGACTAACTCCTACAGAACTTCCGTACTTAGCAGACACCGAACCTGCAAAATTTTTATCTAGAACAGGTAGCTTTCCAGTTATTTGAGAAACTTGAAAATTAGCAGATCCAAATTTATCTTTTAAAACATTAGCATCTACTGTGCTTAATTGACCTAGTATGTTATTAGCATAGGGATTAACTCGATATCCGGGAATATTATTCAACGTTGCAGCAAGTACATCTGCTGGAATTAAATTCCCAGACAACTCTTTCACGCTATTAACTCCATATAAATTAGCTACAGCCGTTGCGCCACCTTTAGCCGCAACTTCTCTGACATAAGCAATATCAACTGGAGCCTCTGGTGCAACAGAATACGGAGTTGTTGGAGGAATATTTTGTATCTTACTAGGAGGGATGTAATCCAATACTACTCCTGCATCGATAGCTTGAGATAGGTTAACACCTTCTGGAGTATTATTTCCAAAATTTGCAATTTGATTTAATATCTTACTCTGGTATTGGCTACCTAATCCAGATAGCTGAGCAGTATCTAATCCCAGACGAGCTCCTATTGCTTTAGGATCTGCAGGAGTTCCAGCAAACGCAGATATCTTATTACCTATATCTTTAGCAAACGTCGATACTCCTGTACCAAGACTGTTAACTATACCAATAGCAGCAGTGCCTAATTCTTTACCAGCGCCTACTACAGTGCTAACAGCTTCAGATGCAATTTTAGTCGGGCTAATTGTTGATCCAAATTTAATATCTACAGCCGTAGGATCAGTTACAACGCTAGGTAATTTAATAGTGGCTCCTTCTCCAATTCCAGAACCTTGATTTGGTATGTTAAGTGCAGAGGATATTGCGGCACCACCAATAGCTACTGCTAGGGCACCTACCGCTCTAGGAGCCGGAATGTTTCCGGTCAATACATTAGTTGCTACTGCAAGTAAGGCTGCAGAACTTAGACCTGTCTGATTTATATTAGCAAGTCCTGCTGAACTTAATCTAATATTAGAAGCTATATCATTAGGCAAAGGCTGACCAATTATAGAAGATCCTGCAGCCAGTGCTCCTGATTTTAAAACTCTTCCAGGAGTTTGCATTAACATACCAACTGTTGAACCACCGAGACCTCCAGTAGCATCAGTAAAGTTACTCATTTCCCCAGGCAACCCGGGACTTGGAAGACCTCGCTCAAGTTGTTCCATTGCCGTACTTGAATCTAAACGCTGACTAGGATTTAATGACCTAGTAGTATCTGGTATTATTCGGTCTACAACAGACGGAGTAGTAATTATTCTATCTGCAGGATCGCTAGGTTTAATATCTTGATCTAGTATTTGTCCAGGTACTCTTAAAATTTCTAAACGTTGCTTAAATGTTCCGTCTTTAAAAGTACTAGTTGCTTTGTTAACTCTATACACTCCACTAAATGGAACAAGTTTAGGATCAAAGTACATCATACCTGTTTTAGGATCGATGTCAACTGGGTTACGAAAGTTTATAGTGATCAATACTTCACTATAAATGTGATCAGCTTCGCCGTCTGTCGTCTTTCCTCGACCATCAGGAGTACTAACATAATTTCCAACGCCCCCTGTAGCAATGTAAAAAGGATCACCTAACAATTCTATTTCACCTGTAATCATGCTGGCTTGAGAATCAATAATAGCACTGTGCATCTTCTTTGCTAGTATACCGTATGAATCATTTAACTGTTGACCGGCATTACCTCCAGTAGCTTGTACAGGACTTGGTTCAACTTTTGTCGGCGACTGAGGGACTTGCAATGAATTAGGTGACCCAGACGATGTTGGATTTTGTCTAGTATCAACTCCGTTATTAGGAGCAGCACTAGTTTTTGCAGAAGGTACATCATTATTTCCCATTGCAGCAGGAACTGCTTCAAAAAATAATGTATTAAAATTTAATTTAAAATTTAAAATATCTATATTTTTTCCTGTATAGATATAATTGTATTCTCTTAAACTTAATTTTTTTAAATTTTTATCATCTATTTGTTCTTGGCCGTAAGTAGGAATTCTAGTATAGTGAACTTTATAAGGTGTCACTACATACTTAAAATTCTGAAATGGTTTTTTAGTCGATTCATTAATAATATTAAGATTAGTAACTTCTATCTTGACCATGAAATATTCAATCATTCCAAATTCGTCAATACTTTTCTTTACATCTTTTAAAATATTTCTAACATATTCACTGTCACGTACCACTGAACTTATTGCTTCATGTATATTCATCCCTTCGGCAAACTGAACTATTGTTTTTCCTGGCGTATATTTAATTGCTTCTGGTTCTTTAGCTTGTTGACTTGTAGATGGTTGTTGCGTACCTTCTTTTTTATAAGCTGTAGCTTTTTCAGCAGTAGCCGGATCTACCATTTTATATAGTGCATTGTCTTTTAAAATTTCAACTAATTTTGATGTTGCAATTTTATTATCAGGAGTATCTTTCCAACCTTCTTTTTCATCTCGGCTAGGAAACGCTATACTATAAGTGTCGTGTTGATTAGTAGTTGTTGCTTTACCGTCTTTATCAGATGTCGAAACTTGTGCGTTAACGTTTTTGATTAAGTCTGATAAAATTTCTTTAACAGTTGTACCTGACATTTGTATTGGTTTTTTAACAACATTAGGTTCTCCAAACGCACGCTCGTTAAAAGGTACTGCACTGCATCGATATCTTGTACCTCGTTCTGTAATATCAACATCTATGCCTGTAAGACCAAGTGCAAAATATCTCTCAGACTTTGAAATTTTTTCTGGTTCTGAAAATTCGCCAGCGTCGGGGTAACCCCAAAATTCCATCTTCAATAGAAAACTGGCTTGTAGGTATGAAGGATATCCTGCTGCTATAGATGCAACATGTAATGCTTCAATAAATCCGTTAACACTAAACGGCTCAATAACTTCAAACTTAATCTGAGTAGGTAGTGTGGCTCCGCTACCTGATGTAAAAGCCATCAGTGTATCAATTTCTACGTTTTCCATAAACATATCAAATCGACCGGGACTTTGATTATTGAATCCTTGAATCAAACTGAGATTATTATTAGATACGTCAACATTGGCTTGAGCAGCACTTTGCAATCTACGGTCTCGAGCATCAGCGTCATCATTTCGCTGAGACAATCTTACATCTCGTTCAGTTGGACCAGAACCTGATAGTATAGAAGAACCCTTGCCACCAGATTTTAAAATAACTAACTCTAATTCACTTTCTCTATATTTTTTAGGATCTGTTAAATAGTCCTTTTTTAATCCTGCAAGAGTAAAACTATAAGACACCGACCTGTAAGAATTTAAGACATTGGCTTCGGCAGACTGTACAACTCGTTGTCTTGTGTCAGTTTCACTTTTAGAAGAATCAGTGAACGGGTAATTCTTTCGAAGTAGTTTATCAAGTTGTCGTTCGCTCATATTAACCTAGCACTTTTTGTAATGTTGATGCTTTAGGAAGATAAATTTTAACACCTGCTACCATATCAAATACTGGATCTTTAATAACAGATTTGTTCCTAACAGAAAAGACCCACCACAATTTTTGATCATTATACAAGTCATAGGCTAGCAAATCAGGACGATACTCGTAAGTTGCAGTTAGTTCAAATAAGATATCGTCTCTTTCTTTAGGAATATCTCTAAAATTAATAACATCAAGATAGTTATTAACTATCAATGTGTTATAGTAAGGACTAGTTTTATTATAGGTTGTCATTAAATGTATCCTTGTTTCCTGAATGAGCCGCTATTATAGTTAGCTACAGAGAATTTTTGCATTTCGTTTCTACTGTACATAGGTACACATGCAATTGCAATAGTGGATACTGTAGGAACCGCAGTTGTTCCAAATTTTGAATTTTGAAAAATTGTAAAATAGTCCACGTTATCGGGCAATTCTATTCTATAACTTGTGATTGCTACTGGCACATTATGTAACATTGCTTCTCCGTTGGCATGTAATCTACAAACTGGAGGTGGTGCACCGGCATCTGGATCAGTTCCAAATCGCATTCGTGTTAGTGATTTTAAAAGGTGCATAGTTGCCAGATAAATTTCAGCATCAGTAGTATTCTCTACAGAAAATTTTCCACTAATTGAAATATTACCTATACTACTTCTTTGATAAAAATTAATAGAAAAATTCGAATGTAAAGGTTTTGCTTCGGAATACTCAGCTTTGGCTTCATAACTGATGCTAGGAGTGTATGGAAATAATATGCCACCATTATTTGCAATTTCATTATTCGGTCCAGCAACAAAGTTAGTAATATATTTTGGAGGTACTAATAGCCTAACTCTTAAATCATCCTTTGATAAGTTACCATTAATATCTTGAAAATTTACCTGCGGAGGTTTGATTTGTACTGGTTCGGCACCAGTTGGAACACCAGGGACTACTCGTTCTCCGATAGCAGCCATAGTTTGTTCGGCAGTGGTCATTGGAGGTAATCCCAAATCACCCTGTATAACATTTCCAAGTTCATCGTATTCGATAGCCATTCTATAATTCCTCTTATAGTATATTTAACCAATAAATAAAACGCTCTTATAACCGTTGACAGCCGCATTTCCACATGCTATACTGTCTTAATAAGGATAATAACAACAATATGACCATTACACCAACTCCTGTTTCTACAGGTATCATCTCGTCAGGGAGAAAAGTAAAGTACCTAAACAATAGAGATTTACTAGCAGAGATTCATAGAAGTAAGAGTTCATTTTCAAGTTTTACTAACCCAGAATATAGCCAACATGATATAATTTTATCCAATTTAAATAAGATTAATATTAGAACGATTGCAGATGCAAAACGTGCTAAAGCAAAACGTATAGGGATTGCAACGTTTTCTTTGGCAAGAGCTAACGGGGATAAAAAAGTTAAACTAATTGAATGTACTCCAGATTATAAAACAATAGCAAAAACCGATGTTGTATTTAGAATTATGACATTTGATCATATTCCGCTTGCTCCGGGTCGTAAGAAAACTGTCAAAAATACAGCAGACGGCCATGAAAAGGTAAATTTCCCACCATATCAACATTGGAAGTTTGATGAAAACGATGAACTTATATGTGTAGGGAAGAGCCACTGGAAAGGTCCAGTTAACACAGGAAAGTTTAGCAAGGACCACGGACGCATTACTGAAAATCTCGGTAAAATGTTTATCAAACTAAGCGAGCGTTATGCACAGCGTAGCAATTGGCGAGGTTATACTTATGTTGAAGAGATGCGGGGACAGGCAATATTACAGTTGAGTCAAATTGGATTACAGTTTGACGAATCTAAATCAGAGAATCCGTTTGCCTATTATACAGCCGCAGTGACTAATAGCTTTACTAGAGTCCTTAATATTGAAAAAAAGAACCAGAACATTCGAGATGATATGCTTGAATCACACGGTCTTACTCCTAGTCTAACTCGACAGAATCAACAAGAGTACGCAGAAGAAACTGCACGACAAGCAGAGCTATACAAGAACTTCCGTATGCCTAAGAGCGAAGAAGACAACTTGGAAGAATCTGAAGAGACAGACATTTGACTTTGCCTATTAAAAAGTGTAAACTGTCAATAGGAGACAATATATATGGCCTTGTTTAAAAAGGTAGCGTGTTTTACTGACATACACTTTGGTTTAAAATCAAATTCAGGAACACACATGCGAGATTGCGAAGAATTTGTAGATTGGTTTATCGAAACTTCTAAGAAAGAAGGCTGCGAAACAGCAATCTTTCTTGGAGACTGGTCTCATAATCGAAATAGTCTTAATTTAATTACATTAGATACAAGCCTACGATGTTTAGAAAAGCTAGGCGCGGCATTTGAACAGTTCTTCTGGTTTCCAGGTAACCATGATTTGTTCTATAAAGACAAGCGTGATATCCATAGTTCGGCGTTTGGACGGCATGTCCCCGGTGTAACCGTAGTCGAAGGTGTAACAACTATCGATGGAGTCACGCTTGTCCCGTGGCTAGTAGGCGACGAATGGAAATCAATGAAGGAGCTCGACAGCAAATATGTGTTTGGGCACTTTGAATTACCGTTGTTCTATATGAACGCAATGGTACAAATGCCAGATCACGGCGAATTAAAATCTGAAGACTTTGGTAAGCCTGAATATGTATTCAGCGGGCATTTCCATAAACGACAAAGCAAAGGTAATGTGCATTACATTGGTAACGCATTTCCTCATAACTTTGCAGACACATGGGATGACGAACGAGGAATGATGACACTAGAATGGGGAGGCGTTCCAGAATATCACAACTGGGAAGATTGTCCCAAGTATAGAAATATCAAACTAAGCGATCTATTAGATCGTAAAGACGAAGTGATGAAATCTAAAATGCACTTTAAAGTTAATCTTGATATTGATATTAGCTATGAAGAAGCAAACTTTATTAAAGAAACATTTACAAGTGAATATGATATTCGAGAAATAAGTCTTATTCAAGATAAAACTACACTAGACGGTACGATTGATGACAATCCAGATCAAAAATTCGAAAGCGTAGATCAAATTGTTTCTGAACAATTGATTAATATCGAATCTGAACAATTTGATAAAACGGTATTACTCGGGATTTATAACAATCTATGAATTTTAAAATTAAGAATATTACAGTAAAGAATTTTCTTTCGGTAGGAAATCAAACACAGGCTGTTGATTTTGACAAAGAGCACCTAACATTAGTTCTAGGTTCTAATATGGACTTGGGTGGTGACGATACTGGTTCTAGAAACGGTACTGGTAAAACTACAATGATTAATGCACTTAGCTATGCATTGTACGGACAGGCACTGACTAACATTAAAAAAGAAAATTTAATCAACAAAACTAATGGTAAGGCCATGCTAGTTACTGTTGAGTTTGAAAAAAATACAATAAAATATAAAATTGAAAGAGGTCGCAAGCCTAATGTATTAAAGCTCTATGTTAATGATCAAGAATTAAAGACGGATGAAAAGAGCGAGGACGAGGCTCAGGGAGATAGTAGAGAAACTCAAAAGGCCATTGAACACATGCTGGGCATGTCGCATACTATGTTCAAACATCTATTGGCCCTTAATACCTATACCGAACCGTTCTTATCTATGAAGGCGGCGGAACAACGAGAAGTTATTGAACAACTACTAGGTATTACTTTACTTTCTGAAAAAGCAGAAGCATTGAAAGTACAAATTAAAGAAAGCAAAGATGCTATTCAAATTGAAACAGTTAGAATAGAAGCTATTAAAACTGCCAACAGTAATGTACAAAAAAGTATTGACAGTTTAAAAATTAAAAGTTCAGCCTGGGAATCTAAGAAAGAATCTGACATAGAAAACTTAGGTCGTGCTATGATGAGGCTTGAAAATGTCAATATTGAAGCAGAATTACTAGCACATACACAACTTAAACAGTGGAATGAACACAATACCAAGATACAAAACTTAAACAAGCAGAGGGCCACTCTAGAATCTGCTCTAAGTCAAGCTGAAAGAACTGTTAAAAAATATGAAAAAGAACTAGCAAGTCTAGGAAATAAGACTTGCCATGCTTGCGAACAGGAATTGCACGATCATAAACACGAAGAAATGACTGCAACTGCTACAACACATTACAGTGAAGCATTTGATTACTTTCAAAAAATAACTGCCCAACTTAAACAGATTGTAGAAGAATTAGGAACAGGCGATCTTCCGCACATGCCCGCAACGTTCTATGATACAGAAGCAGAAGCATTAGGACACAAAAATAATTTAAATAGTCTCGAAACTAGTTTGACAGCTAAAATTAATGAATTAAATCCCTACGAAGAACAAATTCAAGAATTAAATCATACAGCTATTCAAGAAATTAATTGGGAAACTGTTAACACCTTGACAAAACTTAGAGATCATCAAGAATTTTTACATAAGCTGTTGACAAATAAAGATAGTTTTATCCGTAAGAAGATTATTGATCAAAACTTATTATACCTAAACAAACGTCTAAGTTATTATATTGATAAACTAGGGTTACCACATCGTGTAGTTTTTCAAAACGATCTCACTGTTGAAATTACACAGCTCGGCCAAGATTTAGATTTTGATAATTTATCTCGTGGAGAACGCAATAGATTAATTTTAAGCATGAGCTTTGCATTTCGTGATGTATGGGAAGGATTATATCAAAGTATCAATCTATTGTTTATTGACGAACTAGTAGATGCTGGTATGGATTCAGCCGGAGTAGAATCTGCCTTAGCAGTCTTGAAAAAAATGGCCAGAGAGAGAAATAAGAATATATACTTAATATCACATAAGGATGAACTTGTCGGCCGTGTAAACAATGTACTACGAGTTATCAAAGAAAACGGATTTACCAGTTACTCAAACGATGTCGACTATGTTGAATGAAGAGATAAACAAGTATACAGAAATGTATTCTCAGTTGATTACTGAATTTGCAGGTCTGCATAACACACATTCGGCGTTTGTAAAACATGTTGGCAGAGAAACAGGATTTGCCACTAGAAAACACCTACACCAAATATGTGTTATCGCTTTCAACATGAAAAAACAGGGTCAAAAGATTCGTAGGGAAAGTATCGCAGCTAAAGAAACTGCAAAAAAAGAAGCAAAGTTAGAAAAAGCAAGGCTCAAAGCAATACCAAAAAAGCGTGGGCGTAAACCAAAAGGAAATAAAAATGACAACAACTAATGAGCAATTACAAGCACAATTTGCAGAATTTCTAGCAGAGGATGCAAAATTCTCAAGCGGCAATAGTGCAGCCGGTACTCGTAGTCGCAAGGCTCTTGCAGAGTTAAGTAAGCTAGTAAAAACAAGACGCAATGAAATTACAGCAGAAAAGAATGCTCGCAAGGAAGCTAAAGCAGCAAAATAATTAATGACTTGGACTTATCAGGGACAAGTTGTAAGTGAGTTACCTGAAGACTGTATTGGTTTTGTATATTGCATTACTAATATAGTTTCAGGGCGCCGATACATTGGCAAAAAACTAGCAAAATTTAGTAAAACGACCTACAAGACTGTAAAGTTAAAGAACGGCACCAAGAAGAAAAAGAAAATTAGAAGTAAAATTAACAGCGACTGGCAGGAATACTACGGGTCCAGCGTTGAACTATCTAAAGACATAGACACTTTAGGCAAAGATAAATTC